ATCACCACGATGCGGACTGGATTTACCAATGTCGCCAAAGTGTGGATCGTAGTCATATTGTCCGGCCTCAGCAAGCTTGCTGCGGAGGCTCTCCTCTATCTGCTCAAGACTGCGTTTAGCCATTGTTTAGTCTTTGGGTTTCTTAAAACTAAACTTAGCTCCGCCGCCGGTACCCTTGGGACGACCACGCTTTTTCTCTTGCGGCTTACCTTCGCCGTCTAGGTCCTCGTCATCATCTTTCTGTGCTGAACCACCGTAGCGTGTGCCGGCTTTTTTGCCTTCGCCGCCCTTGGATTGAGGACCTCGCTTCTTCTCAAGGTACTTTTGCATCTCTTCCCAACCTTCACGCATAGTGCTTACACCTCGAGTGACTTTTTCCATATCACCATCACCGTCTAGGTCAGCGTGGGTTTTTCCTTGAGCACGGGCTTTCATTACATTGCCAATAAACTTATTGCTTTCATCTTTTTTGCCTTTTTTAGCACCGGCAATTTTGTCTGCGTAGGTAATTTTGTCCTTGGGCTCTGCTAGTGCAGCGAAACTTTTTTCCTTTGGCGAAAGCATGTCTTCGTTCTTTGGCTTTTTATACACATCAACCGGACCATGCTTGCTACCTTTCTTAGGCAAATGCACTTCATCTGGTGGAGCGGGCAATTGATTACCTTCGTCCATCTTGTCATGCTTGGCACGAATCATGGCCATTTTTTCTTTGCTGGCGCCTTCACGGCCGGCTTTTTGTAAAGCCTTCATACCAGTTTCGCCATACTTCTTTTTACCTAGATAAGCTTGTAGGCCACTTTCTTCTACTTCGGCTTCTTTCACTGGTGCTGTATCTTTAGGACCATATGCTGGATTAGGTTTGTCTAAACCAAAAGTATCTTTTACTTTATTAATGATACCTGGTTCAGTTCTTGATTTGTATTTTTGTTGTCCTTGAACATCTTTTTCCCAGGCAGCTATAGATCCTATATCAGGGTCATATTTTCCTGTGCGGGCTTGTTGAGCACGATCTATTGTCATGTACTCGTCCCAATTTGGACTTTTTAGATTAGGATCTAAACCTACTGCTTCGCCTAATTTTTTACCAGCCGCTGCGGCTTTCTTAAAGCCCATGTACTTTTCGCTTAACTGTTTTTCGACTTGCGCAACTGCTTCAGCAATCGTGCCTTTATGAGTCTGTTTTTCCTTCTTGCTTTCATTGTGCAATTCCTTAACGGTATTCATTGCCTTACTTTCAGTAAGAGCCTGCTTGGGTGATTCTAAATTTTCAATCTTTTTTAGAATGTCGTATATATTGTTGCTCATTATTTCTTTCCTTTAACGGGTGGTAATTTGTTTTGTTGGCTTCCTACTGGGCTCTTGGTGCCTTGTGGCAATTGATTGGTTGTTGCTGCTGGTGGTGTTCGTTCCTTGGCACGAGTTGAAACTAATTCCGCGTCTGATTCAAGTGCAACCATCTTGGGACTAGTTTCTTCAAGTTCTCGTAATAAACTGTCTTTACGCCGATCACCTACTAGATCTTGGCCTCCTGGTGCATCTTTAAGTTCGCTGTCTAGTAACAATGAACCGGTATGATCTTTACCATATGCTTCAAATGCGTCGTTGTCATCGGCTTGTTGTTTGCCATACACGCAGACCCACTCAGCTAGCATACCTGTGCGTTCTTTTAACAGTTGTGCAATTTGCACCTGTGTAGTGGGATAAGCAACAGTGGCCTCAAATTGCCAGCACTCACATGGTCCCCATTTTGGAAACTCTCTATGCTCTTGTACTGGTAGGCTTTTTGGTGCAGTAATATCAACTAACTCATATGCGTCGAGCGCATTTTTAATTTCTTCCATGATCTCCTTGGGATTTTGTTTTGCAACTTTAATCCTAAATGAGTAGTTTGAGTTACGCTCGGCTATATAATCGTGAAGACTTTTCATAGGTTTAATCCTGTTTATAGAGTATTTATGTGTTTTTGTTCTTTTGGAGAATCTGTTCTAGTAGTGCATTGCGATCCAGCACAATACCTTGCCCATCTACTGGACGATCTTCTGGGCTATCTTTGTTTATCTGATGATCTAATCTTGCTTTTTGTAACTGTAGTTGCACCATACGCAGCTTCTTATCCATCTTGGCTGTTTTAGCAGTTATGGCGTGTCCTAATAATGTACCAGCAGTCTGAAATACTACTCCGCCAAATCTAGGATCCATATTCATACCTAAATCCATTAAATCTTCAAACTTGGCTCGAGCAAGATCAGCTAATTCATCCATTTCGTGATCGCTAGCTTCAAGATCTCTTACAGTAGGTAGAGCCACATCGATTTTGTCAATGGCTTCGTCTACCCTTGCTATAATGTCTTTGTTTTCTGCAATAGTTTGAAGAACTTCTGAAGATTCGGCTGAGTCCGTAGATGGTAGATCATCAGGTAAATCAAACAGTTGGCTTAATTTTTTAGTCATGCTCGTATTTACCGAGGTTTTTTACCTTGGTGAAACATATCAGTTTCGGTTACTACACGAAATCGTAGGCCATTTTGTTGCGCCCAGGCATTGGCTGCAGACCACTTGTGCATATTTAAAACTGCGGCCGCTTGATCTCTAACACTTTTACCTGCTGCTTCTAATGTGGTTTGCTTTCCGGGTTTAATTTCTATCAATTCACCAATGCGTTCGCCAGCTTTGTTTTGATAGATAATTAAAAAATCAGGAACATAAATTGTATTACGATTTGTAAAAGGATTGCGATATGGAACGTGTATGGCTTCGCTTGCCCATTGTAATACTGCAGGATTGTTATCACAAAATCTCATAAAAGAATGTTCCCAACTACTCCTGTAATGCGGAACCTTCTTTCCTACGTATTTGTCAGGATTAATAATTTGATAAAATCCATTGGCAAATTTTTGCATTAAGGTAATATAGCTCTAGCAACATATTTGTTTTGTACAGGTTGAGTACGAACACCTAAAAAACTAGAACCTTTCCTTTCTAAATTTAAAAACAGAGCTGTATAACTATTCAATTCACCGGGCGGTACTTTTCTAAATTCATCTAATACCACCATTGGATTTATTCCTTGTTTCATTGCAGTATAAATTACAGCACTTGCCAATGCTCTAGCAGCTTCTTTATTTTCTGTAATATTTTCAAAATGTGCTATTACAGCAGAGTCAATATTGGAACTGACCTGAATAGGAATATCAAAATAATTATTAAAGAATTTATCAGCATCCGGGGGATCAATGGCATTTACAGTGATTTTTTTTAGATTTGTCGGATATGAAGTTTTTGGATAAGTTGTGGCTACCATTTTAATCCTTTGCAATTTTTTGATTACTAGGTAGAGTAGGAAGTTTAGTTCCTAAATTGCTTATTTCACTTGAACTCAAATATTCTTCTATAGTCTGAAGATTTTTTGAAGATAAACTATCAGAGGTTTCATTTGTGCTATTGCCAAAAATTCTTGTTGTAAAAATGGTACTATTAGATTGTGTTATAGTCATATTATTAACTTGTTGAGGTAGGGCTAAAATTACTATTACCAGGAACAGATAAATTTGTTAGGCCTAATGCACTTGCCGTATCGGCTCCTGCTGCAATTTGTTGATTTTTATAAGGAGTATTTGCCAATGGATTTAAAATTTCATTTACTACATTATTGGTCCCAGTTTGATAAACTGTGTTTGTGTTTTGTAAATTTTGCGCAAGAAACGCATTATCTACACCATTATTTTCTTGTAAAATTTTATAATTGTCAGCTAACGCTTTATTTCTTATATTGTTGTTAGCAGTTTCAACACTTTCAACATTTTGGCTTATAGGAAGACTACTTGAGGATGTTGCCACTAAGTTATTATTTTGATCTTTTTCTAATTTAACTACACTATTAGTTTCGCCTCCGGTTATAGTACCCCTAGAATTTGTTAGAACACCAGATAATGCTATCCCTGTCAGGACCGTAGGTGCCAGTGCCGAGAACGGTGACACATTAGTCGGAGGCCTAGACAGGCTGTTTAAACTTGCTCCATTACTACTTACACTGCCAGGAGTTATTGGTGACGCCGGTGGCAAAGCCGCAGTAAATCCTGAGCCGTTTGAGGCATTTACTCCATTGTATGGAATATAAGTATTATTAAGCGCACTACCTATATCACCATTAATTAAAACATTAGTTGCGGCAGCTAATCCTTCTGCTTGAATCATGCCTCCAAGATTGGCATTTTTATTTTTTGATAGAGCAGTAGCCGCTATTAATGCTGCTGCACCATAGTTTTGATTACTGCCTGTTGTAATTACTGAACTAATTGCATTGACTATACCCCCGGGGCCTAACAAGCTATTTGTGCCGCCGCCAAGAACACTTAACGGACTCGGCGACTTATCATAGAATAGGTCTGCAAAACCTCGAGCATATGAAGCAAAACCTCCTGCATACAACACTGTTTCGTATGCAACTGTCATAGCATTTTCCATAGTGCCATCTTGCCCATTGGCGTGAGTACCGTGTCTATATGAAGTAATTGTTGGATTCAATAAAGTATATTCTGAAAATCTTTTTTGGTGCAAGCTATAAATTCTTATTGCTCTAATATATTGGTTAGTGTCATCTGTATTGCCTCTAGGACTATAACCAAATTTATTTAATAAACTTCTTTGCCCTAATGTTTGTTTATTATTTTTTAAATATATAGGATTTAACGATCCGGTACCGTCACCATAACTGTTATCCATGTCTCTAAAATAAAAGTTATAGTAATCAAACCATAATTTTCTTACAATGTTAGCATTATCATCATGAAACGATATTTGAACATCTTCATATCGTACTTTACTTTGTACAATGCAAGGTCTGTTATAATTATTAAATGTTTTTGTATCGACTCTGAATTTAGGCAATTCAATGCTTTTAACCAACATACCAGATGCTATCTGTTCATTGGTAGTCACATTCGTAAATGCGGTGTTTAAATCAAAAAATACGTGAAATAAGGTAGAATACTTAGGCGCACGTTCATAATTATTACCGACAAAAAGCCTTGCAGCGTGTCGATAATCTTTTATCTGATCGCCAGTTAATGCATTTAAAAACAGATTAAAAATACTAGACATAATATACTCTCTACAATTATTTATGTCATAAAAAAACCCGGAAAATTCCGGGTTATTTTTATCTATGTATATCTTAGATTACATTAGTAATTGACCCTTGAATTTGTCTAGCTGCTAACCTTGCAAAGCCAACACCTTCTTCGGCACCTAAGTAACCAGTTTGGATTGCATTATCGTACATAACAGTCAATGTGACATTAGCAGGAGCGTTTTCCGTGTAAGCCATTTCATTCCAATTGACTTGAGATAATAATGCTCCATATAATTCCCACTGTTCAAGCACAGTAGGATCATCGGTTCCGTTAGCACCATCTAACATTTGGAACATAAGGATAAATTTATAATCAATGCCAGACGCTGCAGAACTCTGCTGCATAAAATCAAATTGTTTCTGTACCTGTTCGCCTACTAGTTTGCTTACATAACCAGTTGCATCATCGCGTAAGGAAACGTTAATAGTCTCCCAACTTGGTTTGCCGACTAAATTTACCTTTGAGTTATAAACATCAATAGTAAATGGGTTCATGTTTAGGTTTGGTCGGCTAATGCTTTCGACTTGTTTTGTTAGTTCAATTACATCACCTGTGCTCACCCCAAAATTTTGAAAAAATGCTCTAAATCTATATTTCAATTTTGGCATAATCAAACCCTGTGTCTTAGCAGATTGATTATTCGGTAAAGGAATAGTAAAATTATTTAATGAGGCTATCGCCATTATCTTCTCCTGTTATAGGTATTTACCAAAAATTAATTGGATTTATTGGAGTCACTGAGACTCCAATAAATACCCATATTATAGTCCGGCTGCAATATCACCGGGGTTCTTCAAGCGTATTGGAATATAAATAAACTCCACTGCTTTCATTGGTTCAATTGCAATATCAACATACAATTCATTTCTAGCTATTCTTGTAGGTGTGTTATTAGAATCGTCACAAACCACAACATAATCATATACACCGCGCTTAGAAACTAAATCATTTAATGCGCCACTAATAATATTTCTAATTTGATCACGTGTAATTTGGTCATTAGGTTCAAATAAGAAACCATTACCTACATTAGCTAAAATTGTTCTAATGTAATTTACTAAACGAGCTACATTAATTCTATCTAAACTTCCTGTGCTTGGGTTACGTGTTTTTTGTCCCCAAACAACCAAACCAACTCCTGGAAGATTAGTTACTGGATTAATTCTATTTTCATATAAAGTATCTCTTAAGCCTTGCCTTAGACTTTCAAAGGTAAATTCTCCAGTGGTTGCATCAATGTATCCAATACTGCTTGCATTATCAACTAATCCTCGTCTTGTACCCGCAGGTGCAAACCATTGGAAACTTACATTATCATTAAAGATTATTGTTCTTAATGCCATGTAACTTGGAGGCATGACAATAGTGTTACCTTGTAAGTCTGCAGCTTGTCCGCATGGATAATAAACTGCTAAAAATGGAGAGGCTGTTGCTAATCCATCGCCGTTAGTATTATTACTCCAGTTAGCGATATCGACAGCATTTGGAGCAAGACGCATTGGGGTATCACCAACAACAAATGCTGTTTGTGATCTATCATTATTAAGTGCCACCATTTCGTCAATTACTTCAGGGTATCCTGGGCAAGCAATGATATTAAATTGGTATTGCTCTTCACGAATTTCAGTGTTAGAAATTAATGCAGCTTGCATGGCGGCTGTAACCATTCTTCTTTGTGCCTGACGTCCCATGTAAGGACTACCATTATCTTTTAAACCACTTGCAGTCTGCCATGTATCTTTAATAGCAGGCAAAGAACCCCCAGATCCTGGAACAGTTGGTGGATCAGGGTATGCTTGTGCATTAAACTTGTTACTTACAAATTGTTTTACGTTATATCCACTTCTACGTGTGTTGAACAATAGCATACCACGAGGATATAGTCTATAATCAGGGGCATCTTGATCAATGTAATCGCTTTCTAGTAAATCAAGTATCGAAGGTAGCGATCCTGTAATCACGTCAGTGGTACCGTCAGTGTCCCATCTTGCGTCAGCGAATACAATGCCGTTTTGACTGACTTGATCAGTGTTATCAATTAGTTGCCAATCGCTGCCAGTATATCTATAAAGTTTAGGATAATTTTCCAAATCACCAGAATCTAACCATAAATCGCCGGCTTCCAATGCAGTAATCCCGTCGCTTTGATATTCTGGTTCGCTCGCGCTTACGATAACTCCATTTGGATCGGTGTCTGCTAAGGCATAACCACGTGCATCAGTTTTACCTGTCCAATAGGAACTCTTGTATCCGCGCCATCCACCGATATCATTTATCATAATATCAACTGTTGCTGCATCACTGTAATACCATAACGTTCCATCTTCTGGTGCCTGGTATGGCTCTGTCGTACTATAAGTATAGGATAATGATTCCCAGTTAGTTAATGCTAAAGCAGATCCATAAACCATTGTTCCTGTAATAGAACTAGAGAACCCTGCATCATTCACTGGAGTGCCTGTAACATTTGTCAAATAGATATCACCGCCGAAATTATGAGCAAATGTAATTGCATTATTAGAAAAACTTACATCAATCTCTGAAATATTTTCAGCTAAAATATCTGAAACAAAACTTGCTGGCGTAGTTCCAGACAAAGTAATTGTATATTCAGTAATAGCATCATTTCCTACTCCAGTAACGCCAATTTTAATTTGTTCAGTAGCAGTAAAAGGATTTGGTCCAATACCTGCACCAGTAAATACCGTTCTGCCAGCGGCACGGCGTTTCATTGGTTTAAACGCTGTTGTATCATCTCTTAGAGAATCATAAGCAATCCAAATTGTTCCTACTGCAATACCATTTCCGCCACCTGTTGGGTCTAGACCATATAGTGCATCCTCGGCTCTATTGTAAAATGGAGCAGAAGTTGCTGTAAATCTTTCTGTAGTTGAACTAAAGGTTTTAATAACAATATTAGCACCTTCTCCGGTTGCACCTAATTTTAAAAATATACTTCCACTAGGTCTTGGTACGGTATCAAAACTGGACCAGCTCGGGATATCAATGAAACTTCCAAATGATAACAGAGGATTAGCTCTTGTAACACTGTTAGCAGGGTCTGATGTTGATCTTAAACCTAAAGCATCTAATATAGCACCACCATAATTATCACTAACTACAATTTTGCCATCAGCTAATGTTCCGTTACTTGCAGCAGCATCTGTTGCGTATAATTCTAACTTACCATCAATGAAAGCTGCCGAGACTCCAGTGACACCGCCTGCATTAATTGCTGCAACAACTTGTGCTATAGATCTTGTACCGCCAGTACTACCAACTGTTACTACGCCACCCAAACCAGATCCACTATTAAAGGTCAATGTAGCAGCACCTGGAGGATTAGTTGACTGAGGAATAGCTGTATCGCCGCTACTGTTATAAGTAACAGTTCCTCTAATAGTTGGCCAACTTTGAGCCCAAGCATCGGTGCCAATTCTTACCCAATTGTTACTTCTGTTTTTGTAAAATACAATGGCATTACTACCAGTACCAAAACTAACTGCATAGCTACCAATTTGACCAACACTACTATTTGGTACATATATTCCACTAGTTAAAGTCTGATCTGCAGTTGATGTAATTAAAATGGGAACTTTTAAATTAAATACGCTATTGATGCGATCCCATTCGTAAATGCCCCATACAGATTCTGTCAAATCCATCCAATGTGTGCCGTCTGCTACAGATCCAACCGGACGCACACTGGTACCGGTTAAACTATCTAGGTTGATATCGGCGCGAATAGCATAAATTCTATTCACATTACCTAAAATACTATAAGCAGTCATTAATCCATATTCGTTGCGTTCATCACCGTGTAAAGGAGTACCAGCTGCGCTTTGCTGAAAACTGGGATATCCCATTGCAGCAATTAATTCGCGCTGACTCGTATAAGTGAGAAGTTTTCCTGCTCTTGCTGAGGTTGTATCAGCTGCCAATCCACCAGATGGGTTGGTTTTATCTTGTGCGGTAGCAAGAACAAGTAGTGGGACCGTGCCAACTGCCCCTGGTACGTATTGAGCTTCATCGGTTACTGTAATTTCTAAACCTGGAGATACTAGTGCCATGTTTTTTTCCTTTACCAAAACATTTTGTAGTATTTATAAAAGGTAATGACTTTTTAGGGTTTTACGATGCCTTTCGAAAGGTTTTGTCTTAAATAAGATTATGAATCGTCCTTTATGTACATCGTGTTTTGGCAACCCTGCAGCAATTAACTATAAATCAGGCGATAAAATTAGATATAGGCGTGTATGTGCAAGTTGTGCAAGAAAAGGCAAAAAAACAAGAGTATCGCCGGCATGGATAAAGGCGGGATACAAAAAAAAGTTAGTATGCGAACGCTGTAATTTTAAAGCAAAAAATTTACAACAAATTTTTGTCTATTATATAGACGGTAATTTAAAAAATAACAGTTGGACTAATCTTAGATCAGTTTGCGCAAATTGTAGAATAGAACTTAATCTATCTAAAACAACTTGGCGTGAAAGTCCGCTGATAGCAGACTACTAACTTGTCGATACAATTCTTCAACAGTTCCGTTATTATCAAGCTCATAATTAAAAGTTTGCCCAATCCAGGCCCATTCACTGTGATGTATATTGGGGTACCGCTGGGGCATCAATTGTCCTGCATCTTCTAGCAGCCATTGCCGATCTTCGTGTGTTGTATTTTCACGCAGCGCACATTCGTACCATTCGGGCAGTTCCCCTCGCTTAACCCAAACGCATATTCCGCCGTGTTTTCTAATAGCAGCTATTTCATTAGGGAATCTTACGTCGCTAATAACAATGTCTTCTGTTGTTTTGCGTAGTCTGTTTTCTAAACTGGCGATCCAAATGTCGTTGTGAAAACCGTTTCTACAGACTTCTGTGCCCCACAGTTGCAGCATGTATCTAGGGGTAAGAGCGGGCATGTCTAGTCTTTTGGCCCACCAAGGATCCACTTGCTCGCGCCATTCTCTGGCTTCGGGTGTTAGGCCTTCTAACAGCTCTCGATCCCACCCAAATACTTGTGCTATTGCATCTTTAAGAGTTCCGGCAAAACTGTCTCTAACAAAGCCATGTTTAGCCACTAGGTAGTTTGCTACTGTATCTTTGCCTGAACCAATGAATCCTGTTATGCCTATAATCATAAAAAATGCCCCCTAAGGAGCATTTTAATTAGTTTGCTTGCAAATGTCAAACACCGTACCTATTTTTTTTAGGTTTAGCGACTGGGCTTGTTTTTTGAATTGTAGGACCTTCTTGGCTGCGCAGGTCGCCATGATTCATGTCTTCGTGATTGGCATGTACTGCTTTATAGGCCATTTTAAGCATGTCTTGATCAGCTTGGCTGTAAGGCGCTGTTAATTTCCATTTTCCAAGCCAGGACTCTTCATCAACCTCGGGCACGGTTTTGCCGTCAGTTGCTGCCAGGGCTAAACCAAGTCTATATAGGGTGTAATCACTATTCCATTTTTTACCGTCTGTAAATCTGTTTAACCCTCTGGTGGCTCGGCGTTGCCTATCTTTAAGTTCGCCTACGCTTTCTTGTATGATATCTTTAATCTTCATTATCCAATTACCCAAGTCAATGGATGTGACCCATCGACATAATCTTTTAGTTCCTGCTCGAGTTTTTCCATCT